GGTTATAGTGGCGCACAAGGCACATCAGGTTATTCAGGATATTCTGGTGCAACTGGAGCTACTGGAGCTGGTGGAGCTTTAGGTTATTATGGTTCATTTTATGACACAACTAATCAAACTGCATCAAGCACAACAGTTGCTTATGTAGTCAATATTGGATCAACATTTGAAGATAATGGCGTATCAATCACTTCAGGCAATAGAATTACTTTTGCTTATGCTGGAACATATAATATTCAATATTCAATTCAATTTGCTAATAGTGATGCTAATGGCGATAATGTTGATGTATGGTTAAGAAAAAATGGATCAGATGTTGCTGATAGTAATTCAATATATAATGTGCCGGGAACTTCACATGGTGGTGCTGGAGCTTTAATTGCCGCAATAAATTATGTATTAACAGTTGCGGCTGGTGATTATTTACAATTAGTTTTTGCAGTATCTTCAACAACAATTTCAATTGCTACAACTTCAGCACAAACAGGACCAACTGTTCCTGTAACTCCGGGTGTTATTGTTACTGCTTCTCAAGTCATGTATGGTCAATCAGGATATAGTGGATATTCTGGTTATTCAGGTATATCAGGCTATTCTGGCATATCAGGTTATAGTGGCTCTGGCATTAGCGGTTATTCTGGATATAGCGGATCAGGCGTATCAGGATATTCTGGTTATTCCGGTGCGGTAGGTGCATCTGGCATATCTGGATATAGCGGATATTCTGGCGCAGTAGGAACATCAGGTTATTCTGGATATAGTGGAAGTGGTATTAGTGGTTATTCAGGTTACTCTGGTTCAGGAATTAGCGGATATAGTGGTTACTCTGGTGCAGTAGGAACATCNGGCTATAGTGGCTATTCAGGAATTTCAGGCACGAATGGCACAAATGGNGCATCAGGTATATCTGGTTATTCTGGTTATTCNGGNTCNGGTATAAGTGGTTACTCTGGATATAGNGGATATTCAGGATCAGGAATTTCAGGCTATTCTGGATACTCTGGTTATAGTGGAACTGCGGCTAAAGTAATGACTTATGATTCATTTACTTCAACTGCTTCTCAAACAACATTTACAACATCTTTAAGTTATACTTCTGGTAATATAGATGTTTATTTGCAAGGTGTAAGAATGATTAATGGAACTGATGTTACAGTTACATCAGGAACACAAATAGTATTTGCAGTTGCATTATCAGCAGGACAATTAATAAGTGCAGTATATCCACATTAATAAAGGATAAGAATGGATAAGAAAAGATTAGAGTTGGCTTATGCTAAAGAGCATGATCCAAACCATTATAGATATTTACTTACTAATAATTATGAACGAGCAGTTTTTTTAAAAGGCGATCCAGTCTTTCCTAGAGAAACTTCTCGTTATCTTTGGGCTAACCGAAATCTATTAGGTAAAAAAATTCTTGAAATTGGATGTTCCAATGGTTATGGCGTTCAATTCTTACCAAATGATATTGAATATTTAGGATTGGACTACGATCCTATAATAATTGATGTCGCAAACGAACAGGAATGGGGTTTAAACGCATCTTTTGTTCAATCTGATATAAATACCTATCCTTTAGATCAATACGACACTATTATTGCTTTTGAGTTTATAGAACATATAGATAATGGTCTTGAAATAGCTCAAAAATTAAAACAACATTGCAAACGATTACTTCTCACAACTCCATATAATGAACCCAAAGGCTTTTGGGGTGAACATCATAAACTTCATGGCTTATCAGAAATAAACTTTCCCGGCTTTAAATTTGAATACATTGATGAAGGTGGTTTTATATCAAAAACTCCAGCTTCAATTAATGAATCAAATAGATTTAACCTTATGATTATGAGGTGGGATAATGAGTAGCATTTTATGTTCGGTATCAACTCGTGGTCGTTATCATACGACTTTGCCAGTAGTCCTAGAAGCAATCATAAATCAAACCAAAAAACCAGACAAACTTATTATCTTTGATGACAATGATCAAACAGAAGATATGCGAGAAGTCTTATTCTATAAATACTATTTCCAAAGATTAGATATAAAAGGCATTAAATGGGAATGGCAATTTGCGGCTAAAAAAGGTCAGCACCATAACCATCAAATAGCTAATATGATGGGCTATGATTTTGTATGGCGTGTAGATGATGATGCGATTCCAGAACCTAATGTTTTAGAAACACTATTGTCATATATGAATGATAATGTAGGTGCAGTTGGTGGTGAAATATTAACGCCGCCACATAACCCAATGACTATGTTATCAACTGGCAAAATAGAAGATATTGATAAAGAGCCAAACATTCAATGGGCTACGATTAAAGATGTTAAAGAAGTTGAGCATTTACATTGTTCTTTTTTATATAGAGCTGGCATCCATGATTACAATTTAGGATTATCCAGAGTTGCACATAGAGAAGAAACTTTATTTACTTATGGGTTATTTAGAAAAGGTTATAAACTTTTAGTTGTGCCTAATGCAACAATTTGGCATCTTAAAAATCCTGATGGTGGAATAAGAGCCGAATCTAATGCACAACTTTATGAACATGATGAAATGATATTTAGAAACATATTGAATTATAAAGATAAAAAAATTGTGGTTCTTGAAGGTGGCATGGGTGATCATATTGTATTTAGTCATGTAATCCCAGACATTACAAATGCAGAAGTCTTTACTTGCTTTCCAGATATTGTTCCGGGCAGATCAATTTCAGAAGCTAAATCATTGTTTGGCGATATAAGTCAATACAATATTTATAAAAAAATGTGCGATTGGAAGTGGACTGATAGCCTAGAAAATGCTTATAGAAAGTTATATATATGATAATAATTTCGCCATTTGCACAAAAATTACATAACGGAAAAGTGAATCCAAAAAATTATGGATACTGGAATGATCTTATACCATTGATTAAAGAAGATATTGTTCAAGTAGGTATTAATGGTGAGAACGCATTAGTTCCAGACTTTAGAAAAAATTTATCATTAAGTGAGTTGAAAAAATTAATATCTGAATGTAGAATCTGGATTGGATGCGATAGCTTTTTCCAGCATCTTGCATGGGATCAAAAAAAACAAGGCATTGTATTATGGTCAGTTTCCGATCCATTAATATTTGGACATCCAGAAAATATTAATTTGCTAAAAGATAGAATTTAGCCGAAAACCAATTTTTATGGTGGGATTATGTTGAATATGATGCAACTAAATTTGTTACTCCTGATGAAGTAATAAAATGGCTATAACCCATGAAGAAATATTCTCTTTTCTACAAAATAAAACAATCAAAAGCGTTTCAACCGATCCTGATGATAGCTACAGTAATTTGGTTATTTTACTATCTGATGGTTCTATGTTGTATATATACTCTGATAACCCTTTTTATATTGGCATTGCGCCTAATATTATTAATTAGTAGAAAGTTCAAAGATGTTAAAAGCAATAAACGAATTTAATGAGCATACAAAACATATGCTGGACTGGGCTTCATTCGCTACAGTTATCGGCACTCTGGCAAAAATACTTCCATCCATTGCCGCCTTGTTTTCAGTTATATATTATCTTTTAAAAATTTACGACTGGTTTAAAAATAAAAAATAATTTTAAAATGCCAGTAAAAGATAAAAAGAAAAGAAATGATTATTTAAGAGATTGGAAAGCTAACAATCGAGAAAAAGATATTTTTCAATTGGCAAAGCATAGAGCAAAAGCAAAAGGCATTGAATTTAATATAGAGTTGTCAGATATAGTCATTCCTGAAATATGCCCAGTTCTGGGTATTCCTTTAAAAACTACCATAGATGGAAATAGAGATTTAAGCCCTAGTCTTGATCGAATAGATAATACAAAAGGCTACATTAAGGGTAATATTCAAATTATGTCTTTTAAAGCTAATAATATGAAATGCACCGCTAACAAAGATGAATTAATTAAATTTGCTGAATGGGTAAAGGAAAATTATGGCAAGTAAATATAATGAAGCTGGTAAGGGTTCGACTAATAAGCTCAAACAAAAGAAACTTTATGATGAAAATTATGAGCGTATTTGGGGTAATAAAAAAAATAAGTTATATGAAGATAGATATTATGATTCGGATGATGAATCTAATAGCTGGAATGAAGATAGAATTGATATCATTGGTCTAAATGATAATACCGGCGATCATTATATTAAATAATTAAATCAAAAAAAGTGATATATTGATACCATATCATATTATCAAATTGCAATAGAAAAAAGAAAAAGTTAATCTATTTTTTTTATAATATATGATAAAATTTAATTTTATAAAAAAGGATAAGATATGACATGGCTATTCAAAATAGATCAAGTTAATTCATGGGCTTATTTAGATAATTTTTTAAGCTCTGATGAATGTCAAACAATTATTTCTATTGGTAAAAATAAAAATACCACTCAAGCTTTAATTAGCAAACAAAATGTAGAAGATATTTCTATTAGAAAAAATAAAGTTTCATGGCTTGATGAAGAAGATTCTCTTAATTGGTTATATCCAAAAATGACTGATGCAATTATCGCGCTAAATAATCAATTTTTTGGATTTGATCTTTATGGGTTTACTGAAAAAATGCAATTTACTGAATATAGTGAATTAAATGATTTTTATGATCAACATATAGATTCAATGTATGCAAGCAAAATAAGAAAATTATCCATAGTTATTCAATTAAGCGACCATGAAACTTATGAAGGTTCTGAACTTGAAATTTATACAGGATCAAAACCTGATATTATGAAAAAATCTCAAGGCACTTTAATTGCTTTTCCATCATATACTTTACATAAAGTTACACCATTAACAAAAGGCAAAAGATATTCATTAGTAGCATGGATAGGAGGTCCAAATTTTAAATGATAAATTCATTAACAGAAAATAATTATTTAATTATTGAAGATTTTATTACTTCAGAAAGAGCCATTCAATTAGGTCAAGTTTTTAGGCAAGAAAGTATTAAAAATCCACAATATTTTATTCAAAATGATGGTCAAGCTCCAAATTCATTATCTATGCATAATTGGTTACCATTTGTTGAGCTTTTAGTAGAAAAAGTGCCACAAATATCTCAAATTGTTGGTGAATTTGTTTTGCCAACTTATGCTTATGCTAGAGTTTATTCAAAAGGTGAAATTTTAGTTCCGCATACTGATAGACCAGCTTGCGAAATAAGTGCAACTGTTCATCTTGATGGCGATAAAGATTGGGAAATATTTTTTACAAA